GTAAGTGGAGTAACTGATTTCATTTCTGGCTTGCCCGGAAAGTTCACGGAAATATTTAATAAGATTCTAAGTTATGTTACCGGACTACCGGGAAAGTTATATGAGAAAGCCAAAAGCATCGGTAGCGACTTCTGGTCTGGCTTTAAAAAAGGTCTTGGCATCGGATCGCCATCATATATCGAAAGAGCATTTGTAGCCATAGGAGATCAGGCGGCGAATACCGTAGACGACTTATATTCATTAGCACCACGAATGCAATCAGCAGCCAAAGACATATGGGGAGGATTTAGGACTGGATTTGGAATCGGATCACCATCGCTCATAGAAAAAGCGTTTATAGCTGTTGGTGATCAAGCTAATATGACTGCCACACAATTAAAGAGTGTCGTCCCAAAATTTAAGGATGTTGCATCCTTGATCGCGGGGACCATGGGAACGTTTGGAGCTGGCATTGTCGACTACACTTCACTAGAAGCAGGAAAAGATCAAATCGGGATGTACGCAAAGCAACTAGAATTATTTAGATTACAAAACAGACTATCTACAGACAGCGTCCAATATATGACGGAGAAAATTAGCGTTCTTGGTATGCAGCAAGGAATGGCTTCTGTAAAAATAGGAGAACTAAAAGCTTCGCTGGAAAGATTAGGTGCAGCAGGCAAAACAAATACCCTAGAATTCATGAAGACACAGACAGAATTATTAGACATGCGTCTTGCGTATGAACAATTTGGAGCGACGATCGATGAAACGTCTTCTAAATTGAAATCAGGCAATGCAAACTGGGTCAAGGTCACTAATAATGTCTCAACATTGGCTAAGACAGTAAAAACAGCGACAAAAGGTACAGCATTTGGAACAAAAGCCACGGAAATAGTCGCTGCAACAAAAAGTGCTTTTAAGGAATTGTCTGGAACAAAAGTCGGAATGATGATACAGGGGAGCGCAATGATTGGAGCGCCAACAGGAACTACAACAGGAGTAGGAACTTCGAGAAGTGCGGACCAAAGTAAAGAAACCGTCTACGCACCAATTACTGTCCAACAGATTATCGTTAGAAAGGAATCGGATATCGAAGCGATAGCCAGAGCGTTATTTAAACTTCAACAGAACCAACTAAGAGCAAGAGGTGTGACTCCTTAAAAAGAAAGGAGGAATTGATGTGGCATTTAGCTTTTCATTCGGCGGAGTAAGGTCCGAATATAAGGATATTATTATCAACAAAGTTAAGCGTAATATTGCTCCACCGATTAATACGAGATCAATGTCTGTGCCTAATAGGGACGGTATTTATTTTTATAGGAATGATCTAGGAAGCAAGACTGTGGAATTTGACATAACAGTCGAAGATACAAGTCAGCCAAATCTGAGAAAGACCGTTGAAAGAATAGCCACATTTCTGGAACCAAAAAACGGACTCCAAGAATTAATTGTCGATGATGAGACAGATCGTCTTTACTATGCTATTTTGTCCAATGATACAAGTTTTGACCAACTTCTTTCTTTCGGAAAAACAACTCTTGTATTTTTGGTCCCGGATGGTGTGTCTCATTCCACAAGTTCGCTGACACATTTTGTTTCCCAAGAACCAGCGGCAGTTTTTACAAGGGCATCAACTGCATATACGAGGGATTTAACTGGGCTTGGTTTTGTGGAGAAGGACAACAATGTACCGAGATATGAAACATGCGCATATACCAAAGGAATTTATGTTGAGGAACACACCACGAATTTGCTGACAGCAATAACATCAATGGCAAATGGAAGTAGTCAGTTCACAACAATCGGGACCGGGACAACGATAGCAACGACAAGATCATATGCCATAGTTAATCTTTTAACTTTAAGATTAAGAACTCCCGGATTAACATCGCCAGAGGGAACATCGATCGCAGCCGTAGCTATAACGGCAGGACTCAGTTATACATTTAGTGTTTATCTAAGAGGGCATGGTACAGTCAAACTTCAAAGTTTAGAAAATGATGGTGGGGCAACGACTACTGACAGTGTAGACTTAACATTGAATCAGAATGCCTACCAAAGACTAGAGCTCACATTTACAGCGCAAGCAGGAACAACAACTGTGGTCCTGAAAATACTGACAACTTCACGACAAAGTGTGGAAGTATATTTTGACGCATTGCAACTAGAACGTAAAGCGTATTCGTCGAGTTGGACGAAGGGTGGACTAACGAGAGCAGTCGAATTCCTTAAAGTTAAGACCACTAATAAGCTCAATGGGCAGCAGGGAACGATTGATTTCTTTTTCAAAAAAGTCAGTTCTCCTTCAACATTTGGGGCATTCTTTGACTGGGGACTTTTCTCCGCAGGACCGACAGTGGATAGACTCGCAATATCGCATGGTACTGGATTTGGATCTGGGATAGATGTTGTAAGAATGGAAATATCCAATACTGGACTTCAGCAAAAAATATTAACCCTTGATACTAATGTTAATCTGGTTATCGGCAGACCATATTATTTAGCTGCACGATGGTATTTGGTGGGTTCAGCACAAGGAATGGTTAAGCTTACTCTAGTAGACTTGGAGAACAATACTTCATATCAAATAACTGAAGCGACAACAATAAATGCACCAAAGATGACAGCTTTTTCCTCTGGATTTGTAGGTTCGGTAACCAATAGTACCGCATATAGAGTAAATGCTGTTTATGAGGATTTGAGATTCAGTCCCATTATTCGAAATGATACGGACATTGATGATTCGTGGAAGCTTAGAAAGCCATTACTAAAAGATACCGATGCCAGCGTGAAGTACACATGGAACGAAACTTTGTACGGAACATTAGTTTCAAACGAAGGATCAGCCTATGGGTACCCAATCATTACATTCCACCAAACACTGGCATCTACTCATATTTATTTGGATATTTATCCGACAACTAGCAGATTTGAGTATTTAACAACCGATGGTTCGTTCTTTGATTCATTCCAAATCAATACCAGCGGAGCATATATGAATAATTTCTTCGGAAGCACGAATAACACCAATGATGAAATGACAGCGCAATCTCAATTTCCAGTATTAACAGGAGATCATTATTTCCTATCAAATGATACTGCAGCACAAATCACATTGGAATATACTCCGCGTTGGCTATAGAGAAGGGGAAGTGTTAGACATGGACTTAACAATTCTTGATGGTCAAACAGAAGATGTTCTAGCAGTTTTGAACGATGTAGTATATGGACCGTGCCCATTTTGGGGAGCGCAGCATTATATCCAAGTAAATGGGGAAAGCACATTCACATTTAGTGTTCCGGGAGATCATCCGGACTCACAATATGTAATCGAGGGAAATTTAGTCGCATTCAAAGATAAGGATGAAGGCTTTCAACTCTTCGAAATTGTCAAAATGGAAGAAGACCATGGTGATGAAGTGATCAAAAAAGTAACATGTGAGCATCAATTCATTACCGAAATGAATGATGAATTCATCAGCTATTTAGTTGTAAATCAGCAGGACGCAAGCGCGACACTTGATGCAATTTTGGCATTTGGAACTACATCGAGATGGGCAGCCGGGACTATAGCAACAACTAACCCGGACAATACAAAGGTTGAGCTTGCGAGTAAGACTGAAGCTATTTATTCCTTGACACAGATATTTGATTTAGAATGGCAATTTAGAGTGACACTAGGTGCGAATGGGCGTATTAGTGGACGCTTCATCGATCTAGTGTCTCAGCTTGGATCGGATAATGGTAAACGATTTGAGTACAGCAAAGATATTGTGAGCCTTGAAAGAAATGTGGAGACTTATGAATTAAAGACTGCTTTATATGGTTATGGTAAAGCTCAAGAGGTTCCCGGTGGAATAAGAAGGTTGGATTTCGGCAATGTCATATGGACGGTAGTAGGGGGAGATCCAGCTGATAAACCAGCGATGCAAACTTATGTTGAAGATCCGGTAGCCAAAGCTGCATACGGAAGAGCCAGTGGCACAAGAAATAGACTTGGATATTATTCTAATCCGGATCAACTAGATCCGGTTTTATTATTGGAAGAAACATGGGCGGCATTGCAAAGCAATAATTCACCACGACTAGAATATAAAATGACCGCGCTTGATCTGGAAGTCCTGACTGGATTCGGATTTGAAGCGGTCCGCATTGGAGATACAGTTAAGGTAATCGACCATGTAATTAGTCCGGTTATTGAATTCGAGACAAGAATCATGGAAATAACTTATGACTATTCGGAGCCAGAAAAGACACAAGTAACTCTCCAAAATGAGACAAGAAAGATAACGTTTACTGATGGATCCAAAATTCAGCAGCAAAAATTCACGATCGATAATCGCCAAGGTGTATGGGAGGAAAACGCATATTCTGGAAATATGCTAAAGGATCATAGTTTTGAGTTAATGAGAACGACAGAAACAACACCGGATGCAGAAGGGACATATGCAGTAGCTAGACCAATGAATACCAATATCAATACATGGTATTGGGGTAATACAACTGCACCCAGTACGAAGACTACAGCAATAACACCAGCACCAAGATTTACTTCTGAATTTCTGAATGGTCTTGCTGGAATGACACAAGAAAATAGGACACCTAACGATTTTCAAGCCATTGTGGTTGGAACTAGCAGAAGAAATCCGAAGCAATTAGCGTTTATAAATGAGACGCTTTTGTTGAATGGACCATATTCTTATAGTGCATATATAGCTTCATTCCCCGGAACCACTAGAGATGGAAAGGCTCGTCTAGAAATATGGGCGACTGATTTAGTGGGTGGAGTTGCCCACAGGATATCACAAGTAGGTGTCGCAGATTTTGATTTATTGGCAGATTCTGCTACTTGGTATAATTGGAAGAGGGTAGCTATTCCCAATATTAGAAATCTCCCAGCAGATACAGTATATCTAGAAGTTTCATTAACTCAGGAACCCGGTAATCCCGGCATGAGATATCTAGCAGATGCCGTGCAATTAACTCCTACTGAACAACCAGTAACTTATCAACCTGAATCGGCTTTATGGGGTTCCCAGAATGGTGTATTTGGATATTTCAACAGGAACACATATATCCAAGCATATCCTAGTTCTAAGCAGATAACTCCAGCAGGGACATCATTTGCACTAAATCTGAAAAAATTATCAACTCAGTTCGATCCATCAGGAGTTACGCAAGCACAAAAAATTAATGATCCACTCAAAGAATGGAGTACGTCACTGGGAATTTTCCGACCTAGACGTAATGGAATTTATCATATTGATTGTTCCGTTAGATGGGGAATGGGAATTACAGGAGGATTAGTAGAACAATTTGTGGAAGTTAATGGTATTAATAGAGCAGCATTAAGCTATATGAATACTATGGAAACCGACAGCATGACTAATGGATCAGTCACGATGTATATAGAATCTGGTTCGACTGTTAGAATTGTTGGATTTGCTTCTCTTGCAACAACCATAAATTCTTCAGAGAGAATGACAAGATTAAGAATTAAGAGAATGCAATTTTAAAAGGAGGGAGTAATCAGTGACGGCTTTTGTAGCTCCACAAAACCATAGAAATGCAAATGAATTAATATTTGGTGGAGAAGTCATCCATGATGCTTCTAGAAAAGCGCCGACATATTCTGTTTTTGGAGATACCATAACAGGTGTCAAGCGAGATGAGATAACCGTATCATTTCAAGTTGGGATATCAACATTTGATGCAATTTCAACGGTAACTGGGGGGGGAGCGGTAACGAGTATTATCCCGCAAGCACAAGTAGCTAGTGGAGTCCCAGCAGCCGGAACTGCAGAAATTCAATCTGTTCAATCGGTAAAATATAGAGCAGGAAAAGAAGGTTATTCATTTTTCACTTGTGAGTTTACAACTCAAACTGGTGGAGTGTTGGGAATCGCTAATTCAAATCAGCAAATTGGGTTTTTCGATGATCAAAATGGATTTTATGTTGGTTTTACAGGCGTAGATTTTTGTATTGCAAGCAGAAAAGCAGCAGTAGATACAATTGTTACACAAGAAAATTTCAATAGAGATAAATTGGATGGTAGTGGATATAGTGGATTCACGGCAGATTTCTCCAAGAATAATGTTTACAAAATTTCATTTGGATATTTAGGGGCAGCCTCAATAACTTATGAAATATCAAGACAAGATGGGGTATGGATTACATTTCATGTTATTGAATATCCTAACAGTTCATTAAATACCCATATTTCAAATCCAGTTCTGCCAGTAACCTGTAGAGTGGAGAAAACAGCAGGAGCAACAAATGTAACAATGAGAACTTCTAGCTGGAGTGCAGGGACAATTATTGGGGATACATTACTTGAGATTTCTAATCGTCCGTTCGCATATACAAATACCAAAACAATATTGGCAGGTATCCGTACAAATATATTCACACTAAGAGTTAGTACTGGATTTGCGGGATTATCAAATAGAATACCTATTCAACCTGTATATATAACAATAGCAGCAGATGGAACCAAGAATGTAGATATCCGAGTATTGAAAAATCCCACAGTGTCTGGTTCTCCATCGTTTTCTGATGCTGATGCAAACAATAGTGTAACCCAAATTGATATTGCAGGAACTAGCGTTCTTGGTGGAACATTGGTTTTGCCAATCATATTAGGTAAGACAGAAAGCCAAAGTCTGATTACTAGAGAATTGAGAATTTTAACGTTACCGGGAGAAAGGATTACATTTTCTGCATTATCTAGTAATGCAAGTGATGTTTCCATTGGATGCCGTTGGATGGATAAATTCTAGGGGAAGGGTGGGAGTTGAAATGCCTATTGGTTACTACTAGCGAATTGGCAAATAGGCATAGACTCATCATTATTAATGATAGTTCTAATTTAGTTTATGGGAGCAATTCATCTGGGTTCGTCATCGCTGATGGGGTATCATTTGTTGTTTATTCAGGTGTAACTCAGGTATTCGATTTAGATCCTAATGATGATACACAAAAGATTTGGTTAAAATCGGATGAATTGACATTGGAGTTAAAAATTATCGAAGAAGCATATTAGAGATTGGAGGGGATGATAAGATGCCATTAATGGAGACATCCATCACTAATCAACGTCCTTATTGGCTGCAATTCTTATTTGCAGGTCAAGCGTATAATATATCACATCGATTTTCAGTAGCTGATGGTGCGACTGCTAATCACCAATTAAAAACAGGGGCAAATGTAACTCATGTTATTTCATCTTTTATAGCTTGGCAAGGCAATAATGTTGGTCCAGTGGTTTTCGATATGTTGGAAAATCCTACGACGATAACTAATGGAACACTTCTACCTGATGCATTTTCAAATTTAGATAGAAGAAGTGCCAAAACATCGTCCGTAAGTTACTTTACGAATCCAACGGCAATAACTGGTGGAACACTTATTGATCGTGTAGCGGTATATGGTGGTGATAGTAAAGTATCATCCCTGCCATCGAAAGCTGTCTTTGAAACATTGCTTAAGGCTAGTGAGGATTACGTGGTAAGGTTTACTAATAATACTGGTGGTACTGCTGACATATATGTCAATATTCAATTCTATGAGTCTGGAAACTAAAAGGGGTGAATGTGAATGACTTGTCGATGTGATTTGGAAAGTTATGCAACTGCCAGTAGTACAAGTCTGAGTGGTTTAACGACAAAATTAAATGATTTTTTAACAACTAATCTAGAATGTACTATTTTAGATATTCATTTTACTTCAAATGCAGAAGGATATCATTGCTTGTATCATATTAGGCATATGGATCCTGCTATTATTCCGATAACTACGTAAAGATGGATGGATTAATTCTTGCAGAAAGGAGAATTTTCCATGACGATATTCAATCCGATACCAGAACCTGCCAATCATCGGAATAGCGGTACAGTTATCAAGGATGATAATACACCATCAAATATAGGTGATTTATTAAATGCAAGTTGGGGACCAACAACTAAAGTTGGAATTGTTTCTATGAGCACATCTGTTGTTACTGAAATTAAGGTTGGAACTACGACATTAGATGGGAGACACACGTTGCTCGTAACGAATGATTCCTCAAAATTAATATATATTGGACATTCTGCTACATTGAGTTCAACAAATGCTTTGTTGCTCAATTCTGGTACTGCTGCAAGGATAAAACTAGATCCCAACCTTGACCAAAAATATTATGGTATTACATTCTTTGGATTAGCAGATATCAGAGTTATGGAAATGAGGAGTTAAAGATGGGAGGGAGGAAATGGAATAATGCCAATAGAATTACTCCCATTTAGGGAAACGCCTTACAACCTTCAATTTATATTTGCAGGGAAAATGTTTGCTTGGGAATATAGGGCAGCATTTGCTCCCGGAACGACAAATTTTCAATTCAAAACCCAAGCATCACAGGATGTTCATTTCATTACTCGTTCAATTACGACTGGAAGTACAGCAATCAATGTTCAGTTAATTGAAAATCCTGCATTGACGGATGGAACAACTTTGTTATCCGTTTATAATGTAAATCGAGCAGCAGGTACTACAGCTACAATGGCTATTTACAGTAATCCGGCTGCAATAGTTGGGGGTTCAACGCTTGAAAATATTCAATTAGTTCAAAGCGTAACGCTTACTCAACCCAGTCCAGAATTAATTTTAAAACGTAGTGAGGATTATATTTTACGAGTCGTTAATTCGGGAGCAGCACCAGCACCTTATGTTGATCTTAAGTATGTTTGGTATGAATCTAGTAATTAAAAAGAAAAGGGGATGGATTGATAATGGCGAACACAGTCTATAATATCTTTAAGAAATTTTCACTTTCTAATACGAGTGGACAATATACCCATGTAAATCTTTTGGATGACACAATCAAAGTTACTCTAGTAAAAAGCGGATATGTTGTTGACCCAGACCATAAGACTTTTAATATTGCATCATCGTGTGAATTCAACGGAACTGGATATGTTGGAGGATTTGGTGGTTCGGGAAGGAAAACATTAGCATCAAAAACATTCACTCAGGATGATGTAAATGATAGAAATGTTTTTGATGCTACAGATGTTACATGGTTGGCAATCAATGCTGGTACGGCAGCTTCAGCAATTCTTGTTAAAGAACAAGGTGCTGGTGCTGGTGTTACCGATACTGGAGTAATGGTAATTTGCTACATTGATAGTGGATTTCCAGTTACGACAAACGGCGGGGACCTCACTATTCAATGGTCTACGGCGGGCATAATCGACCTAACGTAAGATAATCAGCCCATGATGAGTTAATACTCTGATTGGGCTTTTTTCCATATTAAAGTAAAGGGGCGATTGGAAAGATAACATTCCAAACCCTTAAGCAGGGTGGTGTTCCTTTTTGGCAACAGGAAAAACGAGCTTTTCTGAATATACTGTTGGAGTCATACCGTCAGACTGGACATCTAGCTGGGTAACAACTAATGAAACGTGGTCAGTTACGGCGGTATCTGGTGCATTAGGTGGGAAAACACTTCACCATACAGCAACGGCAGATGCCCGGAGATTTATAAAATGGACAACACCGGGAACCATTACTGGTGATGTGGAAATTCTATTAAAATTCAGGACAACTGATAGTACGTCAGGTAATATTCCTGCACGGGGATTTTTTCATGGTACAGGTTCATCAACCCAATCAACCCAGAATGCTTATATCGTAGATTTAATAATGCCTAGCACTCTTCGTGTAACAAAAACAGTTGCCGGAACCTTTTCGACTATAGCTAGTTTAGCTTTAGGATTTGAAGTTGTAGCAAATACATGGTTTTGGTATCGATTTAGAAGATCGGGAACTGGTCTTACTGCTAAGTGCTGGATGGATGGAGATGCCGAACCAGCATCATGGGACATCACTACGTCAGATACTGCTCTATCAAGTGGAGGAATCGGAGTAGGAGCATTCGACTTTGATGGAGCCAGAGATTTCGATTTCTTCAGTTATGGAACAGCAGGAGATACAGCACCACCACCAAATGTCCAACCTACTGCTCAAATAGTAGCAAATTTTTCCTCCCAAGCTATAAGGAGTTTATTCACCCAGCATCCAACGGCAGGGGTAGCTAGTTTTTCAGCTAAAACTCCTACCAATCTATTAACTATTCATCCCACACCAGCGATAGCAAATTTCAGTGCCCAGAGTGTACGAACCAATTATAGTGCTCATGTTTCTAGTGCAGTTGTCAC